GCATTAGAGCCAAAAAGAATCTTGTATTTCACTGGATGATAGATTATCTGATCAGAAAGTGATTTCAATGGGTTGAGTGTACCAGAATATGATATTCTCAACTGATCTGGTGTTGACACTGTTGGTTTGCTTCCGCCCTCCTGTAACCATATTCTGAATAGGTTATCATATGATCTCTCTAACAGATAGACATCAACTATGTTTGACACGCTTGGATCTATTCTTGTTTCCTGTCCTGCGTGGTGTTTGTATTGGAAGTTTATCGAACTCCTTCCTTTCCTTGCGATATAATCCGTACCGGCAGTCAAGGTATTTGTCGTAGAGCTGTAACTCTTGATTACATCTTCATCATTGGAGTAAAAGTAAAATAACTGACCGTCCGTGTAAGTGCTGGTGTTCAGATTTATGTCACTTTCATTCTCTGTGACCACAAAGTTTGTTGACGCATAAGGTCTGTATCTTTCAATATTGTCATACGATATGTACTTTTCAAAAAACACAAATTTTGTTGACTCGCTCAAAGTTGGTTCAACATAGATATCGAACAATTCAGGGTTGTCAACAACTCCGTCATCATCGTTGTCAAAGAAGCCAACCTTGACTTTCCTGTTATCCTGGAAACCGTCGGCCTCAGACACCACATCAACAACTTGCCACGTCAAAGGATATCCTATGCTGTTACCGGATGATACCAGTGTGTTCGTTTTTAAAATTTTTACCGAATCCTTGACACTTTTGCCTGTAGTGTAATCGTATATCTTCTCTTCGACATCATAATGGAACTTGTTCTCACCTTCGGATTCAAAAATATAGTCTAATTGTCGGTATTGCACTGTATAAGTGTTTCCATCATTAGTGAACTTGAACCACCAACTAGCGTCTGCGTTAGTCCCTGCTGTTGATCCAGTTTCCGCAAGACTGAACACAGTGCTGGTGCTCAAATTAGTTGAAGTGATAACTTTCCATGTTTCAGAATCAATGTCATACCTCAAACCAAAATCTTCAAATGCTTCTATCCTGTCAATCAAGTCATTTTCTAAAGAAGTACTGAATGACGTTGTTAAATTTGGAATTATTGCGTTTAGTATCGATCCCTGTGGTACTAAATTGTTTAACGTCACTGGCCCAAGTCCTGATTCAAGATTGCCAGAGCCGCTGTTTGCTCCATCTCCTACAACTGCCCCTATTTTGGCCCATAGTCTGTCTTCGGCATTGTCCGTTCCGGCTGTCACTAACTTGCCGTTTAAAAACTGCCGTGTGTCTGGTGATGTGAATTTCACCAACGCACCTACTTTTGCAAATTTTAAATTAGATGTTGCAAAATCACCAATGACCAAAGCGCCGCCGGATGTGAAATAACCTGTGTTGGTATTGGTTGATGTGGTGCTGGAGTTCCATGTAGTTGACAAAGTGCTTGTGTCTTTTGTGCCGTATTTCTCATAGTAAAATTGTCTCGAGTATGCCTGCTTTAATTTATTTTCCACACTATTGTCTAAAGTTGATTGTATGTTACTTCTGTTGTTGAATGTAAAAGTAAATTGCTGTACTGATTCTTCCCTGTAGAGCATTCCGTCTTCTGCGAACACACTGACATTCGAGTACGCACCTGTTGGATCGAGGATCTCTTTGGCCCTTGATATTCCAGATGCAGATCTGTTTACAGATCTCACTTTAACAATTTCTTGCGATGCACTCAAAGGTACTACTTGGTAGTCCTCTGCTGTGATCATCCTGTTCTGTGAATAGTAAACCTGCGGTGCTTTTTCCCTTATGGAATCATTTGATTCGGTCGCCGCCGCATTGTACACACTGGCCTTTAAGCTCAGAGACACTGTCAGTGTCTGTTGGGCGCCGTTGGCATCTATGTATGGCACTGCCAACTGTATGTTTTGCATGTCAGCAGGCTGAACAGCAAACTTGGCGTTGTCGCTCACCCTGTGATAGACCTCAAAGTTACCTAGAGGTAAATTACTGAAGTTTCCGTCTCCAAAAACGAGATCGATGGAGTCATTAACTTTCGTAATCACATTGTAGATATTCCTTTCTGTCTTTGAAAGTGAATTATAAATTGCGTTGTTACCAGATAGTGAAGGCACCTTTGTCCATCTCTCGGCTATCTGACCAAACTGATCTAACTTATATAACCACACGTCAGTTTCGTTAACGTTGCTGGCAGTGATTTCTTTAACAAAATTTGTTACCGCGGTTTCCACTGTGAAATTTGTCTGTTGCATTTCGCCTTGTTTAAAAAGGAAAAAGAATCCTGTGTTGTTCGAACTATCACCAGAACCGTCTGTCCTATATGTGTATGTCAGTCCTGTGCCTGGTATAGGGTCCGCTTCATATATGCTGTCTGATCCATTTATAGAACTTGCTGTAATCTCAAATGGTCTTGATACGCCACCGATGGACTGTGAAAATTTGAAAATTGGCAAATCTACTTGATTTGAACTGATCGTGTATACATCTGTGTCTATACCACCGATCGTTCCGGACTCTCTTGGATTGCCAAAAAGTTGTCCAGTTTGATTTGCCGCATTCAATATAGAAGTAAATTGCTCCCTGTAGTTTGCGTTGGCAGAGTCGTTCCAGATAATTGTTTCATTTGCTAGGTTGGTCCCTGTGCTGTCCTGCACATCTTGGGTCGTTGATATTGAATCCACTTTCAACAAACCAGTGGCAGGTCTATTTCTTTTGGCGTTGTAGTTGATCAACCTTGCCAAACGTAAAATCGAATTTCTCCTCTCAGCAGTTTCCAGGAAGTTCTCCCTCGCATTAAGATCAACCCTGAAAGAAAGTGCTTGTGAAATGTACGCTATAAGATCTATAAGTGCAACGTACTCAGAACTCTCTACGAAGTCGTTGAAATCATCTGGGTAGTTCTCCCTTAGGTAGGAAACCATGGTCCTTCGCAGTGTCTCGAAGTCGTATGATTTGAAATCTGCCTGCTGGAAAGCCTGGTAGATCTTTCTCCAATCTTCCGCAACTAATAATCTGTTCTGTCTATCTGTAGTGGCCATACTGTTTGTACGGATATTTATATATTAAATTAAGTGCGTATATTAAGAAAGGCGTAACAGAGAATTCTCATCGAAATTGAATCGCAGTTTCTCTGTGATGTTCAGTGGAACATACGTTATTGTGGCCTGTATGGCTATGCCCTTGTCCGCTTCTGTGACCCGTATTTCTTGTGTGGATATCCTTGGATCTGCGTTGAGATTGGCAGTGACGTCCTCGACTATTGCTTCTTTGAGATCTTCTGTGAATGGTTCAAATATGGCGTCATAGATGATGGTACCGAACTCCGGGTTCTCCACACGCTCACCTTTCCTTACAGAAAGCCTGTTGATCAAACCCTGCTTGGCCACCTCGAAGTCGTACAATTTGTAATTCTTCTTGTCCGCACGTGAACTGAAACCTTTAAAGGTCACTGACTTGTTTGATAAATCTCCTGATCCTGAATCTCCGTATGCCATATGCTTTATTTACTACCTAAAAAAATTTAAATCCTTTAAAGTTTATAGGAAAATTATCGAGAAACTTAATTGGAGGAGCAAAATCTTTTATCTGATTTGCTATGTTGCCTTTAGCAAAATCGATCAGACTTGAGGATTGCCCTACAACAAAATTTTGAAGTGCCAATTTAGGATCATCTATTATATTCTGTAGTTGATTACCTAGATCCAACAGGTTGTTCAAGTTCGCTGTTGGCAGTTTGATCTTATCGTTGAATTGGACCACTTTACCAATTTGGTCTGCCACTGCCTTGATGCTTGGCTGTTTCAACAACTCCCCTTTTATCAGTTCCAATTCAGTGGACGAAATTCCTATATTGTTTAAGTCCAGTATTGGCAGTTTGATCTTGTCGTTAATTTTGCCCAATTGATCTGCCACTGCCTTGATGCTTGGCTGTTCCAACAACTCTGCTTTGATACGTTCCAATTCAGTGGCTGAAATTTCTGGATTTGTTTGCTTGATCTTTTCTATGACCTCATTGACAACACTTCCTTTCTTGATCTGTGATATGGCCTCGTTCACGTAATCCTTTTTCTGCTGTGTGCTACTCTTCCTACCATACGGTTCGTGAGTGACGAAGTCGGTTACCGTGGTCCTGTTCTCTCTTCGTTTGACTTGGCCATTGACAAAAGGTTGGTTATCGTCTATGTCGATAAATTTTCCCGGACCGCCTGTGACTTTGATCCTTACGTACTCACTGTCTGGTTTGAGCCAACTAGGACCCCACTTGGCTATACCTTGTTCACCGTCATCTCCAACTCCTTGCATTGGAGCGTTAAAATGTACCTGGCTACCTTGTAGGTGAAACTCTCCCAACGCACCATGAGCCTGTTGTGCTGGTGTGTATGATGTTATTCCTTGCAAGGCGTAATCCTGTATGACACCATTCTGCGAACTTGTGAACACACCCTGATCACCCATCGCGAACAAATAACCTTCCGAGTTCAAGGCCACGCTTGCCTCGGCTGTGAAATTTATTGACCCTTTGGCATGGAAGTTGATGTTCATGTCTGAGTGTAAGTTGAAATCCCTGCCCGATCGTAAGTTTATGCCACCGTCCGAATACACACTGATCGTCCCGTCTTTGGCCATCTCTATGAATGCTTTTCCAGATCCGTTTGCTATGTATACCACACCTTCTGTGTCGTGCATCAACAGTTGGTGTCCTGATGCTGTCCTGATCCTGGTCAGCCTGTTGTTGCCATCCACGTCTCCATCGTCCATGACGAAACTCTGTCCTAGGTCACGGTCCGCACGTACACCTGCGCCGTTCAAACCAATATTTTTCTTGCGAGAATCTGATTTTACAGGACCTGGTGTGTTGATTCCAAACACCTGGCTGGGTGTCTCCCTCTGTGCAGAACTGCTGGTGGTTCCCCTTACCGTGTCTTGTACCAGACCCTCCGAGGCCAATTGATTCGCTAGTATGTCGTTGAGTGGGAGATCCCAACTGTTTGAGTTGTTGATAGTCTGACCTGCTTTTTGGAAGTTCCTGTTGATGTCTCCCGAAGGCAAGAAACCTGTGCCGTAATTGGTCTGGCCAGAACGGGCCAGTTCCCTGGCGTTGATATCCCTTTGTGTGCTTCCAAACCCTGGTACCTGTTGATTGACTTTGGGTTGCTGGACGCATCCGATCCAATAAGCACTGTTCTCGCTGTTTTCACCTTTTGCGAACAGCACCAAAACTTCTGTGTCTATGTCTGGTGGAACCGCCCAGAAACCATAACTGGTCTGATTCTGATCATAGGAGTCCAGGTCGTTTGTGCTGACTGCACCCAGTGGTTTGGCTCCATAGAACGGTGACAGGTAGTGACACCATATTATCTGTCTCGATGATGGATTATTTGTGTTGGACAGGGCAGGTATGTTCACGCCCAGTCTACCCATCTTCAACGGATCCACCGTGACCTTGACCACTCCCACGTATGGACCTGGATCATTGTCCACGTACTTCTCGTTGTAGTCCTTTTGGTTTGTCTGCGTGTCAACAAAGCCTCTTGCGTCTTTAATGCTCATATGTCCTAATTATCATCCTCCGCGGCCTGGATGCCTTTTCTCACTTCGCTTGTAAATTTGTCTTCCTTGATCAATCCGTCTATGGCCGCTTTCCGTAGCACCGGGTCTCGGCCAGTTCCAGACTGGTTGTTCAATCTTACCATGGTAAGGGTTTGTGTGAACTGTCCTTGGTTCATGGAAGATTCAACTTTGGTAACTTGGTATGCTCCGGAGAAAAACAGGTTCTCATCTAGGTACGCATCACTGAACATTGTTCCCCTCTTAACGTCAATGTCTGCGGGAATACGGTATTTCAAGTTCACCACAGGCATGTAACTCTGCATGTTGAAACTGCTGTTGGGTGCATCGTACTCTCCATCTGCCAGCACCTTGTCTTCGAGGGGTGCAAAAATATCCTGTGCCACGTATGCAGGATCACCCAGTATTTCCATTTCGAGATTTATCATATCTGCCTCGGGATTGGTGAGGTAGTCAAAGAACTCCTGTGCCTTGTTGCTGGCAGGATTGATCTCCTGCACGAGATTCCTCTGCTTCAACACAGACGGATACTGTCGCAATGGCAGTGTAGGTTCTGGTGGCGTCTTCTCCACGCCAAATAATTTTTTCAAATCTTCGGCAAATTTTTCCAACTTTCCTTCTTCACCCGCTACTGCTTTCGCATCCTTTCTCACGTTTCTGTAGTAGTATGCTGTTTTGTAGTTGATCCGGAGGTTCTGTATGTCAATGTTGTCACCTGTGTAGATGTAGTTGTATCTCCTCCGTGCGTACTTCTCCCAGTCCACTTCCCCAAAACTCATCCCTGCTGTGATAAGTTTCAACACATGCACCTTGTAGGGCACTGCCTGATACGTGATACGCTTTGGATACATCTTTGTTATGGGATCTAGTCCTTGTGCGGTTATGTTTTCAAGTTTGGGTTTTACGAAAAACCAATTCACGTAAGGACTCTTGCCTTTCAAACCTTCTCCCTTTCCTATTTTGTTTGCTAGTGTCTCCTCTGTTTCTCCTTTTCCAAATGTTTCCCAAAAATTGATTAGCAATCTCTGAAAATAGCCACTGGACCTGATCATGTCCTCGAACGCTTTCACAACGCTGGTGTTTGCGTCTAGGGTCATGCTCTGTTTTTTCGCAGATGGTTGTAAATCAGTTATGGGTGTACCAACGTCGTTGAGCAAGGGTTCCTTCTGTGTGGTCTCGTCAACGGTTGCGGTGTTGAATATGCTACTGGTCTGTTTTGTTACAACCTGCCCATTGCCTATGTATTCCTTAATCCTGCTGACGTCAAAATCATACACATCAGGGTAGGTACGGACACCCTCATCTATTTCGTCTTGCATCTGATCAGTGTTGAGTCTTTCCTTGACCTGTGATATCCACGTGTATATGTTGTTCACAGACACAGGTATCACCGTCCTTGGATATTTGTAACTGTCGTCGAATGCCATTTCAGAATATGGCACCGCCACTATGTTGTATCTGGCACCACCTTGGTCAACGTCAAAGTCAACACGTGTTATGAATATTGGCACTTTCCTTACCAATCCCTTGGCCTTGTCTAAGAGTGGTTTGCCGTTGTCGTCAAAACCTTTCCATTCTATCGTGAGTAGGAATGGTGCGGCCTGGTAGTCCTCGTATCCGCTGTTGAACGCCGCCGCCCTGATCTTCTCAATGAACGTCACACCATAGGGTTCGTGCAGTTCGAACTCCATCTTGGTGAAGTTGGCCAGGTTACGCTCTGTGTTGGGACCTACCGTGGAGGTGATGTTGACGTTCTCAAAGAAAATGTCATGCCCCCTCGACAGTATGTTAAAACTGCCTCTGTAGTCTGCCGATATCTTTGGTGTTATGGTTGTGGCCTCGCCCCGAAATATGTCCTCATTTTGGTTTCCAGGTTGCTTCGTGTTTGCAAAGTTTTCACCAAACCCACCGATGCCCGCACTCCTGGCTATGATATCATGTAACTGTGGGTTGAAAAGTAGACGTTGGCTTTGCAGTTCTTCCTCACTTAGACCGCTCAGGGTGAACAGGCAGTTGTACGAAGCAAAATCGTGCAAAGGATTGCGATCGTCTGACTGCAACCTCGGCTTTGTTTTATTGACATCCTGTTCCGGGTATGTTGCCATGTTATACCCCTAGATCACTTTTGACGTTTGCCGCTTTTGGCAACTGGATTGTAACTCCTGGTCGGAAATCATATATTGGATCTTCTATCTGGTCTGGATTGCGTTGCGCGAACACCCACCACAGCCTAGGTGAACCATACAGGTCATACGCTAGTAGGTCTGGTCTGTATGCGTAGGTCCTCTCTATGGTGTAACTTTGATCATCTTCCTCGGCCGTGATGGTTCTTGGAGTGAGGATCTCTAGATTGACCTCGTTCTCTGGTGTGTTGAAATACGGGGAAGTCCTTGAATACCTTGCCATTAGATGAATCCTATTTCTCCGGCGCCTTTACCATTCAACTCGCCACGTGCAAACTTGGATAGTGAGAAATTTTTGATTGCTTCTCTGCTGTAGATAGGTGTGACTAACACCGATACGTTCGAGAGTGTTGGTGCCCAGGTCTGAGGTGCTCCCTGTTCCGCAGACAAGTCAAAACCCGCATCTGGTCCGTTCAATTCTCTGTATGGTGTGTTGGTCTGTTTTGTTGATATGTAGTCTATGCCCGGTCTCAGTTCAACGTTGAAAGTGTTCACAATCACCGGTACCTTTCTGAACATGTGATCACCATATCCGGACATGTGCAAAATAGGTGGTGGGTTTCCTTTCAAACCTTTTGCTCTGGCGTCATCACTACCAAAATACATTTTGGTCACAGTCCTTAGGAAATTTATAGTGGCGACCCAATGCTTGGCATCCTCGGAGTTCTGCACAGGAAACTCTCCAATGATATTGAATGAATCGACCTGTGAGTTCTGATATGCCTGAAAAGGATAGTTGCTATGGGTCTGTGACAATGGATTGTAATTGGCTGAATGCTGTATGACCACTGCTGGTGTCAATGGCCAAAAAATACCACGTGACGGAATCAATGGTTCCAACAGGGCGTTGTCTTCAGTATTTCTAGGCCCAAAGATGGATTCATACACTTCACTGGCTTGCTGTGGTATCTGCAACCTCACACGCCAATCTTCTTTGTCTGAACGTCCAGACCATTTGGCCCTTGCGTTCACTATCCGGTTGTCCGTGGAAATACCAGCACCCGTGAGCCTGCCCAGGGTCCTGTTGAATATCGTTGATCCCACGTTCTTGACTATTTTGCCTACTTCTCCGAATGCCATCTAAATGGTTGCTTTCCCTTGTAAAATTTCGTATACTTTAACTATATTTATAGGCAATATTTTAGGCGCACTTAATTCACCATACGGCACGATTCAACAGACCTGTTTGTGGTCAATCTCAACAATATAAAGTAAAGGATTTATGAAGAGAGTAAAGTATCTTAACAACCGAGATCTGTTGGCACAAATACACGCCAGCAAGAACACGTATTGCTCGTACGTGTCCCCAGAGGACTCCACGTACGACATCATTGTGCCAAACCTGAAGAAGATCAACATAAGGACCATAGCGGAGGCCAAGAAGAACAAAGCCAAGCGACTGACACAGGAAGCATGGGAACAGGCCAAAGCAGAAGGACTGAAGAAAATAAAATTAGCGGACTACACCATATCACCGAGGAAGATAGACAAGACGGACCTGGTTTTCCGTGTGATGATGTTTGACCACGTGCCAATGGACGATGAGAGGAAACGTAATCCCAAGACGACAGCGGATCACCACAGCAAGGTGAACTTCCCACCGTTCCAACACTACAGACTGGACAAGAAAGGCAAACTGGTATGTGTGGGTAAATCACACTGGGTGGGAGGAATGAACAACGGACACTTCTCCGCGGATCACGGAAAGATGACCAACCAACTGGCCTTGATGTACATGAAATTATGTGAGAGATACGGTACTAGGGCAAACTGGAGAGGTTACACCTACAATGACGAGATGCAGTCACAGGCGTTGATGCAGTTGAGTCAGATAGGATTACAGTTTGATGAATCAAAATCAGACAATCCTTTCGCATACTACACAGCGGCCATTACGAACAGTTTCACAAGGATACTGAACATAGAAAAGAAAAACCAAGCAATCAGAGATGACCTGTTGGAGTTCAATGGCATGATGCCAAGTTTCACGAGGCAGAACGAGAACGAGACCGCTGGACCTTCATATCAAAAGAAAATGAAGACAGCACACGGTGACGTGCATGAGGTCAACAAGACCACGCTAAAGAAACTGAACAAGGTGTTGAAGAAAAAAGGTAAACTGGAGGCAGAAGATTTTGACGAAGTAAAATTCAAGAACAAGATTGACCTGTCAAAACACAAACCAGTCGTGAAGAAGAAATGGTAAAATACTAAGATGTTTTTTAAGAAAGTAGCGTGTTTCACTGACATACACTTTGGACTTAAAGGCAACAGTCGTGTACACAACGACGACTGTGAGGCATTCGTGATATGGTTCATAGAGCAGGCCCGACTGCACGGATGTGAGACCTGCATGTTCCTGGGTGATTGGCACCACCACAGATCGGCCACAAACGTCTCCACGATGAACTACACTGTTTCAAACATGGAACGATTGGGCAAGGCATTCGAGAAAGTGTACGTGATAATGGGCAATCACGATCTCTACTACAGAGACAAGAGAGAAATCAATTCAATGGAATACATCAGGAACATTCCCAACATACACATCGTGAATGAATGGTTGGTGGAGGACGATGTTGCAATAATCCCATGGGTGGTACAGGACGAATGGAAGAAGATCGAAAAGATGAAACAGAAGTACGTGTTTGGACATTTCGAACTGCCATACTTCAAAATGAACGCAATGGTGGAGATGCCAGACGTGGGCGGAATACAGACAGATCATTTCGCAGGATGTGGCAAGGTGTTCTCAGGACACTTCCACAAGAGACAGTACATGAAGAACGTCACATACATGGGCAACGCTTTCCCACACAATTACGCTGACGCATGGGACGATGACAGGGGCATGATGGTATTGGAGTATGGCCAAGAACCTAAATTCATAAATTGGCCAGAGATGCCAAGATACATCACAATAAAAATTTCCGAACTTTTAGAAGATCCAGACAAATATCTCAAACCAAAAATGTATGTGAGGGTAACACTTGACATAAAGATTTCGTACGAAGAAGCAAATTTCGTAAGGGAAACGTTCATAGACAAATACCAATTGAGAGAACTACAACTGATACCAGAACAGGTAGATAACGCACAACAACCAATGGTAGAGGTGCAGAAGTTTGATAGTGTCGACCAGATCGTGATCAAACAGTTGCAAGGTGTTGACTCGGAAGTGTATGACAAAAATATATTAACTGCAATTTACAACGATCTAGATGTCACGAATTAGTAAGAAGAAATTATTGAAGGCACTCAAAGGCGAATACGAATACAACGATTCAGTCAACATGACCAAACAGCAAGTTATGGACATGTTCAAGAATCCACCAACACAAGAAGAATGGTTGAAAGGTTACAAGCGTTGGAAGAAACAGCAAGAAGAGGGCGGATTTTAAATGTTGACCATTAAAGAATTGACGGTGAAGAACTTCATGAGTGTGGGGAATCAAGCACAGGCAATAGATTTTTCAAACAAAAGCCTAGTGCTAGTGATAGGTGAGAACATGGACCTGGGCGGTGATGATGCGGGTGCGAGAAATGGCACAGGCAAGACAACAATAATCAATGCACTGTCATATGTGTTCTTCGGTGAAGCACTGACAAACATCAGGCGAGACAATCTTGTAAACAAGACCAATGAAAAGGCAATGGTGGTCAGCGTGAAGTTTATTAAAAATGGTGTCACATATACCATCGAAAGAGGACGTAAACCACAGATATTCAGATTCTACGCAAATGACATCGAACAAAATACAGAAAGCAACGAAGCACAAGGTGAGAACAGAGAAACGCAGGTAGAGATCAACAAACTGCTGGGAATGACACACTCCATGTTCAAGAACATAATCGCATTGAACACTTACACACAACCGTTCCTGTCTACCAAACAAGCAGAACAAAGGGAGATAATAGAGCAACTGCTTGGAATCACACTGCTGTCTCAAAAAGCAGATCTACTGAAAGAAAAACAAAAGGCAACAAAACAAATGCTGACAGAAGAGAAAATGCGTATAGACGCTAAAGTTGCCAGTAATGAAAAAATACAGGAATCAATAGAAAGCCTACAGATAAGATCCAACGCTTGGGCAAAGCAGAAAGAAGAAGACATAGCAAGTTTCAAAGAAGCAATAGCAGAACTGGAAAAAGTGGACAGTGAGATAGAGATAGAGAAGCACAAGAAACTACAAAAGAGAAATGAACTTCAGACAATGCTGAGGAGTCTAGAGAAAGAAAAAGCATATCACGAAAGTTCTTTGACCAAAGCAGAAAGCACCGTGACGAAAACAAACGCTGACCTGGAGTTCGCGGAACAACAGAAATGTCCGACCTGTGAACAGGAACTGCACGACGACAAACACACACATCTAGTTGACAAACTAAAAGTACAGTTGACGGAATCGACCGAGTACGTGACAAAACTCAAAAGCGATCTTGCAAACATACAACAGGGCATAGACGAAGTGGGAGACCTTGGACAGGTCCCAGAGACATACTATGACACCATAGACGAGGCCTACAACCACAAAGGATCTCTGCAGGACCTGAAGAGGCAGTTGGACAGGACAGAGAAGCAGGAAGACACCTACGCGGAGCAGATAGCGGAGATGCAGAAATCAGCAATACAGAAAATAGACTACGAAAAGGCAAATGAACTGGAGGACCTACACAGACACCAGGACTTCTTGTACAAGTTGTTGACAGCGAAGGATTCGTTTATCAGGACAAGGATCATAGAACAGAACTTGACATATCTGAATCAGAGACTGGCTTACTTCTTGGGCAAGGTGAAACTGCCACACACTGTCACTTTCCAATCAGACTTGAGTGTGCGCATAGAAGAACTAGGCAGGGAATTGGATTTTGACAATCTCAGCAGAGGCGAGAGAAACAGATTGATATTGAGTCTGAGTTGGGCTTTCAGAGACGTGTGGGAAAGCCTTTATCAACAGATCAACTTGCTGTTCATTGACGAGTTGGTGGACGCTGGCATGGACATATCTGGTGTTGAGAGTTCAATGGCTGTGTTGAAGGACATGTCGAGGACACAGAAGAAGAACATATTCCTGATATCTCACAAGGATGAATTGGTAAGCAGGGTGAATAGTGTACTAAAGGTTGTAAAAGAGAATGGTTTTACCAATTATGCCAATGATGTTGACATAATTGTGTAATTTTCCTGTTGACAGAACCAGTTCATACGTGCTTTAATTAGAATGACGTTAATTAATGTTATCGTACGACAATAAAGGAAGGACGTAAATTATGTCAAATGAAACACATGAACAGATCATGACAGAGATACAAACTTACTCAGAAGAGAACGGTAAGTTCGTAGACAAGGGTGTAAAGGCATCTGCCACTAGGGCTAGAAAAGCACTTGCAAACTTGGCTAAACTGATCAAAGCAAGAAGAAAAGAAATTCAAGAAGTTAAGAACGCAAGTAAAACTGCGGCCTAACGATAATTGAATTGCAATTCTATTAACCTCCGGCTTTGACTAGTCGGGGGTTTTTTTACGACTTGAGGATTCCTTTGCCGTGTACCCTGACACGGATATGACCGTTGTAGTAATCGTTGGTTTCCAGCACTTTACGTGCAAACTGTTCACGTGCCTCCACGTACGACAGTTCAGCCTTGGACTTACAATAAAACAGTATCTCCCTGGTGAACTTGTCTTTACCTAATTTAATGACGTCTTCTGTAAGCTCATCACTGCTTCCATAGTAGTCCTTCCAATCCGAATCCACCGTGAATCTTCTTTTGTTCTTACGACCTTTCAGTGGTGGTCTTGATCTTTTGAATCTGGCCAGTTTCTTACCTATGTACTTCCTGCCGTTCGTGGTATTGGTTATAAGATAAACGAATCCAACGATGTCTTCCGGCAAACAATCTAATTTCTGCCCCTTATAAGTCCAATGTGTTTCCATTTTATACATCCTGCAACCAAGGATAAACTTTTCTCCAATCGGTATTTCTCCGGGCATCCAATTCGGTAAGGTATCTTTTCATTGTGTTAATTTTTTCAGGCTGTCTTTTTGCAGACATTATGCTATGAGCCACAGTTTGGAAATGACGTTTGACTATTATTTCCCTGACATTTTTTTCAGGTAAGAGTCTCATGGTTTCTTCTAGTTCTTGGTCAAACACACCAGGACCAAATATTTTTGGATTGGTTGCATCCTCGTCTGTGTTGAAGGAAAACACTATGCGATCACCGGATCGTGCCGCATTCCATTGTTCAATTTTTTTTATTAGGTCTGGCAATTTTTTAATTGTCAAGGCACTCAAAGTGCTGTTGATGGCAAGTTCTATACCTTTGGTCCTGCTTAATTTTTCAAAATTCATTATAAACTGCTCCAGGTCCATGCCATACCTTGCATACTCCTGTTCGGGGCCTAAAGCGTCAATGCTGGCCACTATCTTAAATCTAAGCACTGCTCCGGTGTCTATCATTTTCTGCATTCTAGATAGTAGCGCCTCTATCCTTTTGTCAGTGGCTTTCAAATTTGTTGTGAACTCAAAAACCAATTTATCATTCGGATGCTTCTCCCAGAAATCTAAACTTTCATAGAGCTCAGGTATCACCAAAGGCTCTCCTCCAAGCACACTGTAGATCCTGATGTTTTTATACCTATCTTTTTCTTTGAGGTATTTCCATAAATCTTTTTTTTGTCTGTCATAATTTGGGTTGTTCTGGACTGCCATTGTACTGTATTTTGATACATTTATGCTCTTCAACTGTCCATGCTTTTCTATCTCAGTTTCCCATTTACTGCTAAGGTGGGGGCCGCAATACACACAACTCATGTTGCACGTGTTTTTAAAAAATACCTGAAGTATAGTTGGTGTCACTTCCACTGCTGTTGGATTTGCTTTGAGTTCCGGTGGATTATGATCGGGATCGGTTTGCTGGGCAAGTTGATTCATTCTGTCACTGAATCCGCCCGCCTCTTCCATTTTCCTACAATAACCACACGTGTCTATAGGCCACTCGCCCTGTAACATACGTTCACGGTCCTCTATCTTCTTTGGTAAGTTGTGAAAGGAATCAAAGTTATCTTCGGGAATCTTCAGTTTGGTTGTCCTGTGGCAACTGGCGGATGTACCGCTTTGCAAGTATATAGTGCTCCAATTCCATTTCAAAAGACATCCGGTTTTCGTCTGTATTGGGAATATTTTTTTACCTTTTTCTGATGGCATGGCAATATTTAAAGCCAAAAAGATTGACCTAAAAATTAAATCAGTATAAACAAGTGCGATAGGCAAACTACAATTTCTCAAACAATTCACAAAAAAGGCTAACATAGCATCATTGAAGTGAGCACGGAAATGCGGCAGAAATGCGACAGGTGAATCCGTTGATGCAAATGCAAAAAATGATGGGGCTCTTAGAAAAAGACAAACCCCAGGTCTGTCATGGATTATCTTACAAAGACGTGATAGGCTCGCGTTGGATGAATAAGCGAATGGGTACAGCACAACCGCCCAGTTACGACAGCATTGTATGATGACTGCGAACTCACCACAGGGTTCAAGTTGATTCGGCTAGAAATAGCCGAATTGTGACTGCTCATCTACCACAGGCGACGCATAAATGCGTCATTTAGTTTCACAACTGCGTAAGTTAAAAAAAGAAACGAGCGTAAGCGAAGTTTCAGATGGCTGTAAGCCATCTTGTGCATGACATTAAGTATTGATATGGTCGAGAAGACTTTTATATACGGTGACAGTTTCAGCAACCTGGAGTGCCTGAGAGTGATGTCAGATATCGTACAGGAACAGATGTGGTACGCCCCGTTTGTGCAGGGACGACTGATAGATCGAACCAAACCGGGCAAGAGTCCGCTGACGATGTTCCTGCAGGCCACACACGATGCCCTGACCGAACAACGACCGGTCCGCATGATAGTGGCGCTGGGGGCCTGCGAACGGTTGCCTGTGTACACGGATGGCTGGTATGACGAGGAGCGACTGGGTGTCGTGGATCCGACCACACCCCTGCCCTCACCGCCCAGGAAGACCACGCTGACCGACTGCGAACCATACTTTGATCGCGTGGACATAAACAGGCAAAACACACAGCAGTTCCACCCCACCATACTGTGGGCCAACATATACAAGAACATCAGCGACCTGCACACACGCTGTGACGTGGACGGACACCAACTCATGGTGTTGCACATGAATGCCACGCCGGACAACACATGGATAAACAAGCAACACCCACTCGTACGACCACTGTGTGAACACGCGGAGTCGCTGGACAACTACATCACGGAAAAACACAGTTGTAACCAACTGTGTCGTCAACAAAAGATACAGCCATTGGACTACCACACCTACGGTTGGAACGGACACCACGGACCGGAGGGACAACAGCACTTCGGCGCACGGGTTTCGGCCATAGTCGCGGAGAGGCGTGTATGGAACTGATATTCGATCACTCTCTGGGCAAACAGGAGCACCAGGACCTTGTTATATGCAGGCCAATGGCCATAGTGGACCCTGACGAGGAACACGAGGCGCTGGACCGGGGTTGGCTGGCGCTGGATCACCCCGTGCTGGGACGGGAGGTGTTCTACCAATCACGTAGCACACGCATAAACCTGGACCTCTATCGATCACGCTACAAGGAACACACCTACAACGGTGAGCAGATCGGTTACAAGATAATCGACGCATCTGAGATGGTTAAACTGTTGAGCCTGCCATCTATCTACAAGCAGTACATGAAGCGCAAGAATTTCGGCGCGGACTATGACCCGTTCGGACACTACCACAAGCGTGACCAGTTCATGGTGTTCTACATCGGCACCGCTGACAACATAGTGGGATTCACCAAGCAGAAGAAGTACCGATTCCAGGAGGACAACTACAGCACCATAGACACGTTCGACAGTCGGGATCTCGCGGGACTGGAATCTGTCATACACGCCAACACTGTGCCCATATCGGACATCACCCTAGACTTGGAGATAGAGTGGGCCGCCAACAACTACGTCAGTTACTTCTACATGGGTTCTGGATACGAGAAGTCGTCCGAATACAAGGCCAACTACCGCGGGTTCGAGTGGTGGACGGGCACGGAGTGGAGCCGTGACAAGAAGCAGTACCGTAGGTTGTGCAGGAGGGATTCTAGGATCGAGTCTTTGCGGGACGTCGGAAACCTTTCACTGATTTCAGATAAGTCTTAGACCAATTCCGGTAGTAAGGTCCCTTCTCCAGCATCTCAGAATACCTGTTGAGTTTGCTCAGTCGCTGTGCCAGGAACAATATGTAGTGACCATTGTTAAGTTTGACCGTCTTTACTTTTTCTTTTATTTTGGGATGATCCTCCAATATCACGACGTCGCGTGGCATGAACGCTTGGTTCAACCTGTCAGCGATCTCCATGGTCTCCCGGGCAGTGTACTGATCAGGCTCCGCTATGATCACCAACACGTCCTTCTTGTCGAAGTCGAAGTCCCAGATGTGCGTGAATATTGTTCCGAACTCGCCGATGCCGTCCAGCTCTAGGAATTCGACCTTGCCATCCACGATGGCCTTCTGTGCGAATGGACATGGCGGTAGGTCGCCGAACACGGGGTTGGGTCGGGTTACGAAGTCCTTAATCCAGGTCCTGATGATCTGTGTGGGTGTCTTCTTTTTGTGTTGAGTCGTCATGTATGTCCTTGATCTTTTGCAGTGCCTCCTCTAGGAGTTTACTCTTGGTGTCTAGTTTGGCCTTCAACTCTGCGATCTCTTTGTTCTGCTCACCTATCTTGTGTCCACAACTGTGGACATCCTGTTCTCTGTGTTCCAGTTTGATCAACACCTGCTTCATCCGGCTCTCCTTGGATTTCATTTTCTCCAGGGCATCATCACGGTCTTTTGTGATTTCTACGATTTCTGCTTTGAGTTCCTTGACTAGGTCTTTTTCGGACATATGTA